GAAGGTATCAAATGCGTCCATTATTCCGACAATACTGCTCAACTCGACTCCTAATTTATGAGCATATGTCGCGGCAATACCTAACTCTGTGTCAGTAACATTTGCAAAGTGTTTCACATCGAGACGCGCTCGAATCATGTATCTGGAGATTTCTTTAAACGACCCATTAAATTGTTTGGCCATTCCTTGCGCTATTTTTTGTACGTTTTTGTACATCGCGGTCATGGGCTGTTCCATAGAAACAGACAGCTTTGCTATATCACCAAATTCTTTTGCGGTTAATCCAAGACCTTCCATGTAAGCATAAAGGTCATTGATTCCTCTACCAGAAAATTGGTCAATAAGATTTTGAAGCGCAGGTCCTGTTGCAGTAACCATTTCTATGGCTTTATCCATAGCCTCTATTTGGTCTTTGAATAAAGTGAATCCAGACATCCCGGCTGCGCCGCCAGCATATAACTGTTTGCCCATGTCAAAGACGGCTTTGCCAATCCCATATGAGGTATCTCCAAATTTTCCTCGAATCTCTTCTCGTTTTCTATCTAAATCATTCAAAATCTGGAGATAATCGTTGGCCATGCTAAACATGCCTTCGTATAACTCAACTCCAAAATTAATAATAGTTTTTATACCAGTCGCAATGACGTCGATCATCGTGCTGATAATTCCAGTTATCGTCGTGAATACTCCCTTAACAATTCCTCCCACACCTTGAAGAACTTTAAATGCACCAGCAAGGGCAAGAATCCCAATCTTTGCAAGCTTCGAAGATTTTGCAACATTTTCGAAGATATTTTGATGGCTTGCGTAACCATTGCCTGATTTTTTAAACCCAAGGGTTTCAGCTAACTTCTTAGTTTGAATAGATTGTTTGCTTACTGCAGCAGTAAAAGATTTTGTTTTTTCCGATGCGGAATCAAGCGATTTTGACATCTCTTCAAAACACTTAACTTTTTCGCATTGTTCACTTAAAACATCTGATAGAGAATCAATCTCTTCTCTAAATGCGGAAATAGCTTCTCTTGCTACATCAAAGACCGCGGCTGATTGATTACTAATTTCGTTTAATTGTTTTATGACTTCTCGATTGGACGCAATAATACTTTCTGCTGATTTATCATCGCCGGTTGTACCTTGCCCTTTATCTTTAGCCATTGTTTTTTACCAGTATTAAATTAAAATGGCCATGACAAATTAAAAGTTTTTTCAAAATGTTTAGCAAATTCATGCTTACTTTTCAATTTATCTTCAATACTATGAAGAGTCGCTTTAGGATTAAAAAGCTCATTTTGAAAAGACATCGAAGCGATCATCACTTCTTTTACGACACTGATTTCTTTTTTTGTGCCGATAAGTTGCAATTCACTCGGCGTTTTATCATTTAACCAAGTTGCAACATTTTCAAATAAATTCTTAGAAGTATTAGAATTTGTAGCTAAATTATTTAAAAGTATTGACGGTGTTTTTGAATAGTTCGCCATGCATATATCTACATCGTGACAATAAAGAAATACCATTAAAATAGCGAATCATGAGAATCTACGAAGCCTTGCAGGAGATTCAGTTCTAGCCATACCCATCAATGCTCTTGTTTCAGGAGAGTTTTGATGTGCGGCCCTAGATTGGCTGGCACCTTCGCCATCATTGCCTTTCGTCATTTCTTTAACGATTCGATCAATAAACCATTTCTTATATTGAACAGGAATATTATAGGCTTCTTTGTAAGTGAAACCGCCGTAATACATTAATATGAATGTAGGTTCTAAGACTAAAGATTCTTTATCTTCAGGACGAAGGCCAAAGAAAGTTAACACCTAATGGCATGTTCACCTCCTCTGAATGTCCACATTCAGGACACACAACTTCTTGCTTCATGACAACACCAGGCTCATTATCTTTAATGTAATTTCTTAGAGCAAGAGAATCTCGGGCAGGCATGTTTCTAATAAAGTTTGCAAGCTTTGCGCGATCATGAATTCCATCTATTGAGATGATAGCTTGTTGCAAAGCCATCGTGACAGCAGAATCTGATTTTAATCCTAACTTCTTTTGCTTGTCTTGCAGCGCGGATAATTCCTCTTCATCTCGTCCTGTCGTGAACTTAAAATGTACCTTTTTATTGGTGTAAGGAAGCAAAAATTCAAAAACGTTTTGCCCTTCGATAACGGGATCGATTGATAGGCGTTTAATCGGCAGTTGAGACAAATCAAATATGTTTTTTGATTTTGCTTCGCAAGATGAGCATTCAATTTCAGCAGAATAATCAGACCCATATCCTGTGACTCTTATTGCAATCATTAATGCGTTTCTATCTCCTGCGACCAAGTCTAAAGGATTAATTCCTTTATCTACAACGCAGGATTTGATTAACTCAGTTAAAACCGTACCTTTCTTTAAAAGAGCTCGTGACGTTAAAATGTCTTCTTCACGAGCTGTCATCGGACGAATTTCAACTGTTTCTTTATTATATAAAGTTGACTTTGTGTCATAAACCTTACCATTGGAAGGCAAAGGAACAAGCTCAGAAGGAATATCTAAACCAAACTCTGCTTTAACTGCGTCAGCTTGCGACATCGACGGAATCCTTACATCATGACCAACGGGTGCTCCAGCAGTAAAAACTGAATTCTTATTCTCTCTCTCTTCTGACATATAACTCCTATAGGTTTGCTTAAATTATGTAATCATTACTTAAAAAAGTAAACACATAAATGTAAAAAAATCACACAGAAATTAATAAAGAATTACCACAACCCCAAATTTCAGATACACCGGCATTCATTGCAACCGTTGTCTGTGATAACCCATTTAACTTATCTGCTTTGTACTTAAAACGATTAAATCTATTTTCAAAATCAGTCCACCAGAATCTAGGACCGGTGCTTTCTTTTTCAAGCTTCCATGTTTCAGAAAATATATACCCGCCTCCATTTCCAACCCTAGAATCGACATACGTCATCAAACCTTCATATCCATTACGTTTTGAATATCTTAATGACTCTTTCGTTAGCCTTCCAATCCACCCTCTAACAGAAATTCCTGGTATCATTGCAGACCTAGCAACTTCTAATCGGGAAGATTTTGAAGCATGAAAAGGTTTCCGTAAAGACATCGCTGCATATACTTTACCTGACCCATCAATAAGACCAAACGTAACAATATTTCTTGCTGGACCTTCAAGATGAGATTTTTCAAAAAAGATATTTGACGATTTTGAATCTATCTCTTCAAGCTTCAATGACCTTGCATCGTAAGTTTCTAGACACTTACCTAACCTGTGACGAAGCATTCCTTCGACAACGTTTCGTTTATCTCTCCATTCATCTTCATAAATTCCAAAAAAACGATACCCTGCGCTTACCGTAGCCAGTCTCTTTTTTTCATGATAATCTTTGTCCAAAATTCTTGCAGATGAATGCCAATATAAACCGTTATATTCGATTGCAAGACGGCTTGATTGAACGAGAATATCTATCTCTAATGGAGATATGAGGGATCGATCATTAGAGACTACATCAACGCCAAGAGATCTAACAAAATCCAATACTTCCAATTGACCTTTTGATTCCTTGGGATGACACACATGGCATATAGGGGTTGCCTCAATCATCATCATATTTTTTAGTTGAATCGATTGGCAACTCCTACATTTCAATCGAAGCTTTTGATATTTGTTTCGATACTCTTTTGGATTCGATAACAAATCGAATATGCCAGTTTCATTTATCCTAGATTCAACTTCATCAGGTGACAATCTCTTCGCAGATGCATCAAGATTATTTTTATAATTCTCACTTATAGAAATCGATGACTTTAATAAAGAATTATTTACGTCCTTCGTGAGCCCAAGATTCCAAGGCACAAGCTCACCGGAAGCATACATTCTTTTCTTTGTCTCAGAAACCTTCTTGGCAACCTGAATTGCTTTTTCTGGATTTAAAACATGCCAATCAGTTATTTTCCCTGTATCATAACCTTCTTTTAAAGATGATGATATCTTCGCGCTTGCCGCTGCAACCTTCTCTGAAGATTGCTTCGTTAACCCAGAATTCCAAACAGAATATTTTCCTTGCTTGTATCCCTCAGATCTTTTCTGAGCAAACTCAACTTGTTTATCTGGATTTAAATAAACAGAATCAACTCTTGCGTTGTGTCCCCTAACATACTTTGAAGTGAAACCTTTCTTCCATCCCGCCCAGCTTAATTTCTCTTGGCATGTTTCGCTACAAGAACATGTTGGATGTACTCCATCAAAGTGAATATCAAGGTAATGTTGAAGATGATTTTCAATAGTATGCACATCTGTCAGATGTTCAAGAAATCCTGATTCTTGCCCAAATGTTTCATCACATTTTGAGCACTTAATACGAATATAGGCCACGATATAAATATATCGCAGCCCATAAAGCTGTACAATCCAGTGAGAATCAGTATTGCAGTACGCAGTTGTCGTAACGAAGCGTTAGAGAAATTTCAACAGGGGCTCCATCTTCGTATGTAACTTCATTGAAGTTTGCATCTGTGATGAACGCACCTTTGATGTCCCATAATTCTACAACAGTACCAACTGGGTCAAGCATCTTTAATTGAATATCGCGTTTGTAGAAGTCTGCGTAGCCCGAACGACCAGAGACTGATTCGAAGTGGAGACGAATCCACTCCATGACTTGTTGCGCGCCGGATGGAGCGATTGGGTCATGGAGAGTTACGTTCATTGTGCTGAATGTTGTCTTACCAGCGAGGTAACGGCGTGAATTGATGAACGGAATTTCAACTTCTTCAGTTGTGACTTGAGGACGAGCTGCTGTCTTGATGATGTAGGCGTCGACGCCTTCAATCATGAGCACCCAGCGGTTCTTGCGCTTAGGCTCGAATTTATTTGGAATCATTGATGTAACGTCGAGTGTCTCAGCCATTGTAATGTACTCCTATAAAGGGTGAGTAATGATAAGTATTCCTATACGAAAAGTGTTGCTACTTTTTTTAAGGTTTTTTCCGATTTAAGAATATATTAGGGTAGCAGGGAAGTCCAAGAACAGATGGCCACCAATAAAAACGAAAAGTTAAAAGTTGTAAAATGTCCTTTATGCAATAGTTTTGAATCAAAAAGGCTTACATCATTTGAAGTTCATCTTCAAGAAATTCATCAAATTACGACACAAGAACTATGGAACCGATTAAATGAAGGTCCTATAAAATGTGCCTGTGGTTGTGGACAACACACCAAATGGAATGGGTGGTGGAAGGGTTATTCTAAGGTCATTAACGGTCATAACGGTTCAATTTACAAAATGATGGATTCCAAATCAGCTTCAGAAATTGCAAAAAAAAGATCTGAATCATTGAAGGGAAAGCAGAGTTGGGCCAAGGGATTAACGAAACAAACAGATGGCAGAATCAAAGAAAGAGCAGGTGCCACATCACAAGGAAGAAAAGCTGCTTTTAATGAAGGACGCATTAAGGTATGGAATGAAGGATTGACAGCTGAATCTGATTCTCGTATTGCAGCCTTGAAGACAAACCTAAAAAATAGGTTTTCAACAGGTGAGCTTGTACCATGGGCAAAAGGGTTGAGCAAAGACACGGATGAAAGAATTCAAACTATTGCACAAAAAGTCTCACTAACGTTGAAACAAAAACAGATTAGAGACAGGCTAGATCATTTAAAAAGATTATCACACGATGAAATAAGAGGACGAATAGAAAAATCAGGTCAACTAAGGGTTGTTGGTGGATTGGAAGACTACATCAATGATGCGCAGAAAATCATTGTTGTTGAATGTAATAAATGTGGTAAAGAATTTCAAGGATCATTACGCAGCTTACAACGTGGAAGATGCTATCATTGTTCTCCAGGCGGTTCTATAGTTCAAGAAGAATTAGCAAAATGGTTAGAATCATCTGGGTTTAGCGTCTCTAGAAACGTCAGAAAAGTGTTAGGTGGGCTTGAGCTTGATATTGTCATCGAGGACAAAAACCTGGCCATTGAATATAACGGTCTATATTGGCACAGCCATGTCAATAAAACGCAAGGATATCACAATAACAAAACAATCAGTGCAAAAAAATCGGGGATTAAATTAATCCACGTGTTTGAAGATGAGTGGCGAGACAAACAAGACATCATAAAATCGATGATCTTGTCCCGCCTTGGAGCGATGCAAAAAACAATTTATGCAAGAAATTGTGTAATAAGAAACCTGACGCGGGATGAAAGAAGAGATTTCTTTGAAAAAAATCATGCAGATGGTGATGTAGCTTCAATCACGGCATGGGGATTAATTGATCGAACAGGAGAGATTGTGTATGGAATGTCAATTAGAAAACCATTTCATAAGAAACATAACGGTATTGAGATTGCCAGGTGCTGCCCCAAATTAATGCATAACATTCCGGGAGGACTTAGCCGGCTCACAAAATATGTTAAAAAATGGGCAAAGGAAAATGGTTATAACAATGTTATAACATATGTTGACCACCGTTGGGGAGGAACCGGTAATGGGTATAGGGCGGCCGGGTTTGAAGAAAAGTCAAAGACACCTCCTAGATTCTGGTGGACAGATTTTGAGAATCGTTATAACAGATTCAAGTTCAAAGCAGATTCTTCTGAAGGATTGACGGAAGCCCATGTCGCTGAACAGGCTGGCGTTGTCAAGATATGGGGCTGCGAAAACTATATTTTAGAACTAAAAGTTTAAGCTTCTGAACCTGCCCCTGCGCCGACTGTGACATCTACTGAAGCAAACTCTTCTGATCCAACAGGACGTATAAAGATTCTAATTCGAATGATTCCATTTTCTACATCATTTGTTGATGATGCAGCGAAGTTTGAATCTATCCTATATTCAGCGATTCCTGATTGAGATACAATTTCATCCAGCCTACGAGTTATTCTGGATTTCAAAACATTGGTGACTTGATTTGTATCGCTTTCAAACAAACCAGTTACCGCGATATTCCTAACATCTTTACGAATGCTTAACAATAACCTTCTGACACTTACTCTACTCAATAATGAATTTTTGCTTCCTAGTGTCTTCTGCCCCCAGACGATAACTCCTGCAGATTGATTACCCGCATTTCCAAAAGAGAAAATAGGATTGATGCTACCGGAATATAAAAGATTTCTTTGTTCTTCATTCAGGGGAACCTGCGAAGACAATGTTGTTTTTAATGCGCCCCTGTTAACTCCAGCAGGCGCAAACCATGGTTGACCGATTTTATCATTTAAAGAATAAGCTCCTAAAACTGCAACCGATGGTGGAACTGACACAGAATTAACTTTATAAATTTCGGCTTGGTCTGCTTGAATTCCCAAAACTAAATCTGGGAAATATGCTGCCGCAAAAGTAGAATTAACTGACCTAGAAGAGAACCTATTTGCGGTTAAGTTTACATCAGGTATAAACGTACTGTCATATGCTTTTGAGAATGATATTTCGATCAAGTCTTCATTTTTATTTAATTGCTCAATGTCCATCAAGTACAGAGTATCAAATCTTTCTTCTGCAACTTCTGCAGCAGCGTTTGTTACCACAGGTTCTCTAATTCCAGGAATAGCAAGCATTTGCATGTCAACCATGGTTGGATTATTTACAATTTTTAACGCTGATAGATAAGAAGACACGGTTGCACCAGATGATTTACCCCTGTTTTTATCTAACATATCTGCCGTTGCTGCAGCATTCGAAATATTGAATTCGTCTTTATCGAAGATGTTGACACCGTCAAATCCTCCTTGCAAAACAAACTGAAATGAAAGATAGCCTAAATTTGTTGTATCATAAAAATCTTTAATTGATAACCTTCTAGTTTTTTCATTTTCATTTTTTTCGATGATTCCATCTCTAACGTATCTTGCAAAACGCCAATTATCGTGAGAAATTATATTTTGTGAACCTGTTAAAACTTTGATATTTTCTAAAGTAAATAAATTGTTATTAAATCTATCAGTATCAATTATCCCAAGCTGTGTTGTATCATCTTGTCCGGTCGTTTCAAAAGCTAAAAAGTTAATATTGTTGATTGAATGCTTTGAAAAATGTTTAACAAAGCTCTCAATTGAATCATTAAATAAATTGGTATTTGCATTTTGATTTTTTAAATCAATGACATGATCAGTTTTTATTCCCCAAATCTTATTTTGGGAAGCGACATAATTATTGTTTTGATCAAGAATAGAGATATTATCTGAGAACGGTACTGGCGGGATTATCGTTTTCTTCAAAAAGTTTGACGAAATTAGGCATGTAGAATCTTCTCCACCTAAAGTTGCAAGAGGTGAAGATCCCGAAGTTATGATGTGGGGCATTCCCCTAAACCCCATGGGTAAGGCCGTCACAGGGATTTTATTGTCTTCTACGTCTTTAGTAACTTCTACCCTTACATACCTAGACAAATTATCGTAATTTCCTTCAACAACCAATTTTTGTTCGCTGTCTGGTCGATCAAAATCAAAATAAAAATTCTTATCTCCTATTACTTTAGAAATATATCTTGGAGAATGAGGATTTAGCGTTAATTCTATGTGTTTTTCTAAAAGATCATTAGAAGTACCACGCATGGAAAAAATAGACAAATCAAACATTCCATACGGATATATCGAATCTTTTTCTGCGGGCGTTATATTGCTTATAACAAACCTGTATTTGTTTGAAACATCGGCACCAGAATCTATCGCATGAAGCTTAAATAGATTGATAGGTTTGCCTTGAAATTTTTGAGAAATTATCCATGGAGACGATGCGTTGGAAAATCTGTCTCTAAAGTTTTCATAGTTTGGAACAATAGAGCTTCCAACGTTTCTTAATAAAGATGATGTTAATAAAAACACAGACCTTTCGGTCGAATACTTTCTTTGTGAATTAGAAGGTACATCTGCGCCAGATGAAACCACACCTGATCCAGTTAACGTGGCAATTGTTGGATGAATGTCCCAATTAGCTGCAAGATAATGACCAGCTTGTTGGATTAACGACGCTGTGGTATTTAAAACTTTAGTTATATACAACGGAGATTGCATGTCTAAAGACGCGGTTATCACATTAGGATAATCATTTGATCCTTTATGACCGTTTAATAAAAGAACAAATTCTTGTAATCTATTTTTAGTATCAGGATCAAATAATGTTACTGAACCTAAGGTAGTTCCTTTTGCGTTTACGTCATTACCTATAAGCGTAGATGACGGTCCTGAAGAATCGTGACCTCCGCCGGAAGATGATAACCTAAAAACAACGCCAGAAGGCGCCATCAAAACCCCTCTTACAATAGGAACTGACGTATTTATTCCTATTCCATTAACGCTACCAGTTCCTTGAATCCCAGCTCCATTAAAGAATGTTGAACCATTAGATTCTGACATAAAGCATCCTAAGAAATATGTTCTTCCTAGAACACCATTTAAGTTAGCATAAGGATTGTGGCCTAATGCTCCAGAAAGAGAAGATACAGGTTGCTGTTCTCCCACTGTAAAACCAGCATTTGTTACGTCTCCAGTATTTAATCCACTATCAATTCGTTTTTTACCATCTCCTGTTCCTAGCACCCTAACAAATGTAGCTTGACTAGCGTTTAAAAGCCACTGTTGAACCGCCAGAGGACCATACATCGTGTATCGATCGATCGGAGTGATTACAGATCCTGTGATGTGAGGTATTTCAAACCTTTGATAAAAATTTTCAACAGAAGAGAATGATGACGGAGAAAAAGCTGGGCCTTTCCGAGAAGTCCCTATAATCACAGCCGGTGTTCCTGCTAAAGTTGAAAAAGGAACCGTAACTGTTCCTGCGTCGTTTGCTGTCACACCGGCGCTTTTATATCTAACACTTACCATTTAATAGCTTCTTTTTGTTCATAACTATGCGGTGTTATAAACTATATGACCTGTTAATTCAACGCATGATAGTACAAATAATTAAGGGCCTCCAAAGAAGCCCTTAAAAATTAATCCATTATTTTAATACCTAAATTATTAAATACTTTTTTACGATTTATTTTATTGAACTTGTTGAAGGTTGTTGGCCACAACGAA